ATGTGTTTTTAGATATTCTCCGTTTATATGATCTTGTAACATATGAACAATAAAATAAAGAGAATACATACCACATTCAGTATTTCCTTTTTGGTGTTCAACAGGATAGTTTTGATCAAATTTAAATGTTATTGGAGTTGATAAATTTTCTCCTTGTTCTATAACGGTATCTACAAAATGTTTTATACGAGCTGGTATTTTTTGACCTGCGCTATCAAAATAAAAAATGGTCTTAGATTTAATGTTTATAAAAAGTGACACCCAATGTGTTCCTGGTCCAGAATGATTGTCCAAATTAAAAATAATTCCCAGTTTCTCCTTTCCGTCATTTATATGCCTTTTTAATTTAAAATTGCATAATTCATTCCACACGCAAACTCCGAAACCAAGTTTTGCATCATAATCAATTGGAGACGGACCTATAAATTTAAAGGTCGGGTATGCTTTTTCATATTGATCCATAACTCTTGATATATCATCACTTGACAACCACTCGTTTGGATTTTTGTTCCAGTCTGAAGGGGCTAATGGAGCGAATGAATCGTTTAACTCCTTTTTGCTTTTTTTATCTACAAATGGCTGCTTGGTCCAACATATTTCATCATTACAAACGCTTTGCATATTTTTGTCAAGGGTTTCCCAAATTTCATCCGGGTCGTTTGATAAAATTTTTGCATCTTTATGAATACTATTCCAAAGATCTCTTAATTTGAATAAATTTTCATTGGATAAGCATGTTTTTTTTAAATTGCTGGATTTTGAAAGAGGGCTGCATTGAACTTTCTTCATTTCAGATCTAACATAATCCATGTCATCGTTATTATCGTGTTTATGTTTATTATTCTTTGTTTTGGGACCCATCTTCAGCTGTATATATTTTTGTAACATTATTTTTTTTCAAAATTCCCTTATTCTTGAATTCTGGTTTGCGTAAATCTACTTCTTTCTTTTGAGGGTGAATTAAAGGTTTCTCTTTTTTTTTATTTATTTTTTTTACAAAATTATCCAACGTTGGCGCCTTAACATTTACTGTTTTTATAATTAAATTGTCTGTGTCCGATTGGTCAAACGTGTTTGTTTCACTCTCTTCTATGTTGTTTGTTATCTCAATAATGTTTTTACTATATTCCTCCTGAAATATTTCTGTCGTATCTTCCAATTTAAAATGTTGAATGCAAGATTTTACATACTGATTAAAACAATAATATATATCGGTCGGCAATTCAAGACTTTCATTCAGTAATAATTGTTTTGTCAAGTTTAAAACTCTTCTTCGGTAGAATTTTTTATCTTTTTTGTTTGAAAGTTGCATTTCTTTTGATAAAATAGACCGTTTATATAATTCTTTGTTGATTAGACAATCAAGGGTTATATTTTGTATCAGTTGTTCTGACATATTATAGAGTGTAAAGAAATAAATATGCCTCATTTTACACGGTTAGTTTGGTGATAAATTTTGCGATTGAACACGCGTATTATTATTAAAAAAATCATTTCCTATATTTTCTGGATTCGGATTAAATACAGGAAACGTTTGCGGTGTAAACAATTGTGGAAACTGTTGTTGTTGATTCATGTTGTTCTCAAATTTATAACTATATAAATCACTTTTACTGGATGGAACATAAACAGCCTGATCGGATTTTTGTAATGCGTATTTTTGCCCCCTGAGCTCAGACTCTACATTTACATTTTCGGTAAAGCCACACCACGGTGATTTTCTTGTTCCAGGATTAAAGGTTTGGTTTACAGAATATAAAGGAGGCTGAACTAAGGGTGTCTTTTGAACGGGCTTTATATCTACTATCGGCAAATGAACATATTTTGTTTGAACAGGTCTTACATCTAAATAAGGCTGTAGCATACTACTTGGAATATTTCTACTTGATATTCTCTCATTTGTTTGTTCTATAATATCAGATGATGAAGGATAATTACTCATATTATACATACTATAGATATTTGTTTTATGTACAAAACATATAAAGGCTCTTTATCGTATATAATATAAAGACGGATGTGCGGAATTTTTTGCTTATTAAATAATGACAATACATTGTCGCTTGATTTTATTAATCAGCAATTTTCAAAGGGTTCTGGAAGAGGTCCTGAATTCTCTAAATTGCAAAATGTTGATCATAGAAATACATTGTTTGGTTTTCATCGTCTGGCAATCAATGGTCTTAATTCCGAATCAAATCAACCTTTAAGTGACGAAAAAGGTTTAGTCTATTTAATTTGCAATGGTGAAATTTACAACTATAAAGAGTTGTATAAGATGATGGGAATAACTCCTAAAACAAATTCTGATTGCGAGGTCATCATACATCTTTATAAAAGATATGGAATTGAACAGACATTGCAAATGTTGGACGGAGTTTTTGCATTTGCCTTGTATGATTTTTACGGAGAAAATGAAGAAAGTGGAAGTAGGTTGTTTTTAGCTCGCGATCCTTATGGAGTTCGTCCTTTGTACTATTTATTTAAGGAAAGTGCATCAACTGTTAATGACTATATTCCTCATATAGATTGTGAAATATTTGCATTTGCTTCAGAGTTGAAGGTTTTGAGTGATTTTACTGATAAATTACCTGGTTCTACGATTGAGCAATTTTTACCTGGTACATATAGTGAATTAGAAATAAGCGCACAAATGTTGTCAAAGTGGGTGATGAAACAGAAGAATGTTCGGTATCACATTCCGGCTTTTTCTAAAAGCTTAGGCTTGGATAAAAGCTTAGGCTTGGATAAAAGCTTAGGCTTGGATAAAAGCTTAGGCTTGGATAAAAGCTTAGGCTTGGATAAAAGCTTAGGCTTGGATAAAAGCTTGGATAAAATGTACCCAGAGTGGGTTGTTGAAGGGGTTCAACGTAACCTGGTTGACGCTGTAAGGAAGCGCTGTTTGACAACAGATCGCCCTATTGCGTGCTTACTTTCTGGTGGATTAGACAGCAGTTTGATTACTGCTCTGGTAAATGATGAACACAAGCGCCGATTTGGCCCCGAGACAAAATTAGAAACATATAGTATTGGTCTACCTGATTCAGAGGATATTAAATTTGCCAGAATTGTAGCAGACTATCTTGGCACAAAGCATACGGAGATTATTGTGACGGAAGATGAAATGTTTAATATAATACCCGAAGTTATTCAGGCAATTGAGAGTTATGATACTACAACTGTGCGTGCAAGTATTGGAAATTATTTGCTCGGAAAACATATTCGCCTTAATAGTGATGCAAAGGTAATTTTCAACGGGGATGGGTCTGATGAATTATGTGGCGGTTATTTGTACATGTACAAATGTCCGGATTTGATAGAATTTGACAAAGAAAGTAGGAGATTGCTGAGGGATATATATTTGTTTGATGTATTGAGATCCGATAAGTGCATTTCTTCCCATGGATTAGAACCGAGAACTCCTTTTTTGGACAAGTCTTGGGTAAATTTCTATTTGTCGCTTCCTACAGAGTATCGTTTTCATGTTCATAATAAAGTTTGCGAGAAACACTTGTTACGGACTTCTTTTTCTAACTCGTATTTTAAGAATAGTTCTGGTAAATCATTGTTACCAGATAATATTTTGTGGAGAACAAAGGAGGCATTTAGTGATGGTGTTAGTAAACACGGAAGATCGTTATATGAAATTATTGATGAAAAGGTGAAGCCAGAACTATTGAAAATGATAGGGGAACAGGATTCAATTGATGATACTAATTTGTTTTGCAACATTAAGGCGTTGAAGAAACATTTGCCTCCAGACTATAAAAAGTATGAGCAGGTATATTACCGCATGATATTTGAAAAGTGTTACGGAGGAAAGGGATCCGTATTACCGTATTTCTGGATGCCCAAATATGTTGAAGCTGGTGACGCAAGTGCTCGGACATTGGATATTTATAAAAAAGTTAACGCGTTACAGATTTAGGAAAATAGTTTTTTTATAGTTGTATAATAAATGTCTTATTGGTACGGTCCGTATGGTTTTATGTACAAGAAAAATACTGGGTCTGGAGTTCGTAAAAACCCTTCTTATGGATTGATTTGCAATCAACCGACGTATTTATACAATAAATACAGCGCTGGAAATAGTGGTATTGGAGGGCAAAGTACTGCGGTGCGCCGCGCGAAAAACATAAGAGCAACGGTTTGTACAGGAAATCCTTCTTGTGGAAATTTTTACAAATACATCGGGCGTTATGATAACTATACTGGAAACCCGAATGGGTATTTCATTCCACCTTTGTGAAAGGTGGAGCCAAATAGACCTTTAAGAAAGGTATAGCCAAATACGCCTTTGAAAAAGTACAAACAAAACTTTTATCT